CCAACTCTTCGCCAACAGAGCGTGCCTCGAATGGGGTGGCTACTGCGCCTGCTTCGAGTTTAACCTTCCCAAGTGTCCCAGCCGACGCGCCATTTCCAAACTCAATGCTCATCGTGGTGCCAGCAGTTTGCCCTGTAATTAAAATGGGGCTCGCAGCGTAAGAGCCAGCAGGGGTCGCGCTGTTTACTGCATAGCGGGCCAGCGCAGTGCCTTCCCATGAAAGTATATAACTGGTACTGGCTACACTTTTATTTTCTACCACCTGAATCAAGGTTTTGTTCGCTGCAATGGTTATTTGAGTATTTGAGTTAAGTTGTGTAAAACTGTAATCTCCACCACCCGCCCCAGCCTTCCACCTATCGTGCCCATATGATCCAGAAGCCAGGGACGCGGCACTCACATAGACCCTTTGGTTGATTGTGAAGCCGCCATTGATTATGACGTTTTTGCCCTCACCCCCACCGACCAGTGCCATCCCATCCCCCCGCATGTAGTTCATCACGATGCCGGTTGATGTGGTAAGCGCAAACCAGTCAAACGTATCCCCAGGCTCAGTAGTAATCGTTGCTCCGGTTTGCAGGCAATTAAGCCCGGCGGAGTGGGTGAGAGCAAAACCGCCCGTTACAACCCTGATCCGGTTCGTCCGGCCAGCAACGGAATTTATCGTGTCTACATCCGTGGTTCCGGTGAGTAGCTGATTAAGGGTGGTGGCGAGGGTGATACTTGTTGCGGAGGCAACGGAGGTTTCAGGTTGGCTCACAAACGGCAAATTCGCCGCTGCTACGCCGACAGCATATAGTGAAGAGGTCGCTTGAAATATCTTGGTTATTTGATATTGGGTGCCGTCATAGGTGATTTCCACAATAACCCCGGCGAAGGGGATGTTGTTTGCCGTTAAGGCTTGTGACCCATTTTTTGTTATAGCTTTCGGCGTCAAGCCGTTTGGAGCAACCGTCACTGCGCCTGTGTTCGCGCCCGAAGAAATGAACTTGAGTGCTTGCCCGACTATATGATCCGTTGTGGCTGGGGTAGTGGTAAAGGTGATAGCATCAACAGTGCCGCCCGCGGTGCCTCCCCACAGACCACCGCCCGCGTTTTCCTTGAGTTTTGCCCATGTGAGTTTCTTTAACCCAAAGGACGCCTCGCTGTCCGCCAAAGCAAACTCATCGGCGTCAACAGGGGTTGTTTTACTGGTAGCTGCATGGATCTGCTCGGCCACTGGCGTTATCGACGCTGCACTGGCCGCAGCTTCCGCCGCCTTGTTGGTGGCTATCACGGCTTGCGCTGTTGCGATAACCGCTTGGGCTGTGGCAATGTCTGCCTGTGCGACGCTTAAAACTCTCGCGGCCTCAGATTCTCCCGCCGAAACACCAGATGCAAGCCGGGAAATCTCGGATGCTTCCGCAGACGCTCCGCTTGCCTGATTCGACACCTCTGCCGCATTGGCACTGCCCAGAGAGTCCGCCGCATGATCGGTAGCTGTCTGTGCAGCGGACACGGCTTCATCGCGCAAGGTTTCAATCTGCGTAATGTTCAACATCTCGATCAACTTCCCCGCTGCCAGGTCTGCCGCTACGCTCGTTGAGGTGTGGGCGACAAGCACCGAGTACAGTTTGTTCCCTGCGACATCTCGGAAGAAATCAAGCACCCCGTATGCGGTGGCTGTGACCCAATCCCCCCGGTTGTTCAGGCTCCGCCCCTGAAGGCCCTGATAAACCTTCACCCGGACCACCGTATTCGCGGTGTTCACAACGACCTTGCTGCCTACAACCCGAACGCTCATACAATCACCGTCGAGATCCCGGAGATGGAGATGCTGCCGAGGAGATAAACAGAATCAAGATCGTTTGTATCGGTCACAACCACCGAGTAGTAACCTGTCTTTTTGTTTGGGATATTTGCCCGCTCAACAAAGAGGTTGACGTCTCCCGTAAGAGGGGCGGTCGGGGTGCATACCATTTCGACCAACAATGCCCCCGTCTGCTCTTGCTTGTCCCTTACCTCGCACTTTACGTTACAATTCGTAAGGTCAATGGGAATCCCCGTGGCGTCATCCACAAGCTGGATGTCCTGATTAAAATCGACCCCCCTAAACATCTGAAAGTCGTTGTATTCTTCTGGAATTATCACCGGCATATCCCCGTTATTATTTTGCGCCAAGACTGAGAGCGAATTTCTGGTAATAAGTTCCGGCCTGAGCATCGCTTCCAGCCTCAGTCTCTTCCGCCAGCGCCCGATACACCACATAATCAATCAGGGCCGGTTCATAGATGTCGTCAACCGCGATAGCTCCGGTGAGTGCCGCAATTACTGCGGGCATACATGGGTAAACAAGTTCAAGGAAGTGCGGCGTTGCCGGCTGGGGAGGGTAGAGGTAAAAGTTCTTTTCATTGCCGGGGTCGGTCATGCTATACTCAGCGACCTCGTTTTCATCTGCCGTGTGCCAGTCCGGATAGAGCGCATCCATCACCGTGAGCGCGATGGGCCTCACTGCCTTACCCGCAGTCGCTCCTGCGGCCCCCATGTTCCGCACCACCGCGACCGCGCCAACCGCATCAGCCGGGGCGGTCTGCTTTGTCCCGGCCACCATCTGCACGGCTGCATTTTTCACCGAGGCGGTGGGCTTTATCGTGGCAAGTTCTTTTTGCCCGCTGTTCAGCCAGCCCAACAGCTCCGCCTCTGTCCACCGAACGGCGGTCAGGTCTTGCAGCACAATCTGGGCCTTGTCGACAATGGCCTGCGCGGTGATTGTTCCCATCTCACACCCACAACTTGTTGCGTCTCGGGGAGACTGTCCGTGCGGCCAGAACCCCGTCGATCATTTTTTCCGCCTGCGCATCGTCAAGGCTTCCCGTCACCGCCGCGATCACAACCGCATCGGCCAGCGCCCGGTCGAACAACCCACCCCACGGGATGGTGCTGCTCATGGTGAGCGTTCCAGGGTGCGCGTAATATCCACCCTCCAGCGTGTAGGCCGAGGTCGGCGCGGGGTAAAACTGCATTTGCTTGGCGCCAAGCAGGGAGAAATATGCAGGGTCTCCGGTTGTCGGGGGCTCTACATCTGCGGGGAGCTCACTGATTTTCAATGTGGTACTGCCGGACACCAGCGACAACCTGGCCGACACCAGCCCTCGGAAAGTTGCCGGCAGGTCAACCACCTCCTCGGCCACGTCAAAATCATCGAACATGACCTTGACGATCTCCGACCGCTTTCGGTGCATCCGCTCGAAGAACACGTCAACGGAGATATTCAGGGCGTCGATGAACGACACGCCCGAACCGTCCGGCAACTTGGCCAACCGGGGAAGAACCCTTGCAAGCAGGTCGGACGCCTTCATCAGCTCATCCCAAACTGGTCAATGAGCGTGATTACTTTCGCCCGGGCATTCTCGACGGTCATGTTGTGGTGGAGCTTCACCTTGAAGTGGGTCGCGGCGAAGTTGTCCAGCCCTTCCTTTTCCATGGTAGCGACCAGATCACGGGCGCCCTGGAGGTCTTCCTCGTTGTCCCCAAGTTTTTTCTCCTCGGGGGCAACCTTTTCGATGTCGTCCGCCGTGGTCTCTGCGGCAATAGCCTCGTCCATGAGCACCCCGAGCCCTTCCACAATCTCAAGGGCCAATTCGCCCGCCTCCAGCACTGAATCAAGGAAACGAACCTTGATCCGGTCGATGATTGCGGCAAATGCTTCGGGCGGGACATCATCTTCGACGGCAGATTCCTCAACCAGACCCGCGACCGTGCAGTCCGGCACATACACATCAACATGCCTGATCATCTTCTCAGCAACCTCGGCGGGCACGTCCTTGACATGACCCGTTGTCCATATCCCGGTGCCGTAAAGAACATCTTTGGTGGTGGGCCGGAGCCCAACGTATTTCACTCGCATTGCCTTCTCCTTTGAAAAATCTCCCCGCCCATTACGACGGGGAGATTTCAGGTTTTACTTGTTTCTCAGATCAGCGGGGGCCGCCCAGAATGCCCTCGACAACCACATCCAGGCGCCCGGCCTCGTTCTGCGTATGGGCGCTGTGAGTGAGGACCAGATAGGCATCCTTCGGCAGAGTGACCGGGGCAACCGCGAGGTTGTTCTCCAAGGTCCGCCCCTGGGCGTTCAGGACCAAAGCGGCCCAGAAGTAGTCCGCATCCTCCGGGGTAGCCGTGACATCAACACCGTCAACATAGCGAAACCCGATAGCCGCCGTGGAAGAACCGACAAAGGCATCACTCACAATGCCCTTTGCGCCGGTAAGCGTCATGCCCGCAGGCAGCACACCAAGAACAACGGTGTCGCCGGAGCCGAGTGCGGCGGCGGCGTCGCTGTCCTCCACGATACCCCCGGCGGTGGTAGTCATCTTGAACATCAGCCGGGAAGCGTTCCCGCTCGGGCCGCTGTACTGCCGCTCGGTATCAACGTAATCCTTCTTGTACTCAGTCATTTTTCGGTCTCCTCAGAGATTATGGGAAGACGCCCTGGAGGGCGTCACCTTTGGTTATCGGTTATACGCCGGCCAGACGAACAGCGGTGTCAATGGCCATTACGCCAAAGTCCGTGTATTCCTTCTGGGTGCCATGGTCGATGAGAAAACGGATCTTGCTCATTCC